GAGGAGGAATGGATACTGCAAAGCGGCTGGATTGGACATCATGCAAAAGCCAATTCACATTGTCCCGGTCTGGGACAGCAAAGCCGGCCGCATGCGAGATGTGATCATGCCTGGAGTTGGACTGTACCGGACACAGGCGGCGCGCAGCGACAGCTATGCCGGCGTCTCTGAGCCGGAATACGGTCCTGACGTTACCGAGAACATTGGCGGGGTGACGATCACATACCCACTCTGGTGCAAGGTCATTGTCCGCCGCGCGATGAAGAATGGAAACATTGCAGAGTTCGCAGCGACTGAACGCTGGAAGGAAAACTATGCAGTCAAGGGCGGACAACAAAAGAGCGTCGCTCCAAATTCCATGTGGATAAAGCGACCATACGGACAAATTGCAAAGTGCGCAGAAGCACAGGCGCTGCGCAAAGCATTCCCTGAAGTCGGGTCCGCACCAACAGCCGATGAGATGGAAGGCAAGAGCTACGGCGAAGGCGCTATCGAAGGAACGGTGGTCCCAGAGGAAAAACGCGCCGAACTTCCACAGTATGACGCGCATCAGTTCGATGTGAACTTTCCGAAGTGGCAGGACACGATCAAATCCGGCAAGAAAACTGCCGAGCAGTTGATCAGCATGATCGGAACAAAAGGCTGGCTGACAGAGGCACAGAAAGAGGCGATTAGGGACTGCGAGATTGCGGATGCAGATGAAGCCGATCCGTTCGTCGCCGCGATGGAAGCAGAAGAAGCCAGGGAGGCAGCATGAAAACGCTCGACCTTATCCAAGGCAGCCAAGAATGGCTAAACGCCAGAACGCAGTACCTGACCGCCAGTGAAGCGCCTGCGATGCTCGGGTTGAGCAAATACAAAACACGGTCTGAACTGCTGCGCGAGAAAGCCACCGGCATCGCGCAAGAAGTGGATGCTGCAACACAGCGCAGGTTCGACGCTGGACATGCGGCAGAAGCCGCGACCAGGGTGTGGGCTGAAAAACTGATCGGTGAAGACCTTTACCCGACCACAGGCACGACGGAAATCGAAGGCTTGCCGTTACTCGCCAGCTTCGACGGCGTCAACCTGGACGAGTCGATCTGTTGGGAAAATAAGTTGTGGAATGCGGAGTTTGCCAAGCAAGTGGCAGACCGCATTGTGCCGGATACGCACTGGCCGCAACTTGAACAGCAGATGCTGGTCAGCGGCGCGCAGAAAGTGCTGTTTACCGTCAGCGATGGCGACACACAGATTATTCACACTTGGTACGAGTCGGTACCGGAACGCAGGGTGCGCCTGATCGCAGGCTGGAAGGCGTTCAAAGCGGACATGGAAAACTTCCAGTACGTCGAGGTGATTCCTGCAGCAGTAGCAACGCCTGAAGCTGGGCTGCCATCCGTATTTATCCGCGTCGAAGGCAGCATTGCTCTGGTGGATAACCTGCCAGCATTCGGCGAAATCCTGACCGATTACATCGCACGCATGAAAGTGATCACGGAAAAGGATAAAAAAACAGACCAGGACTACGCTGATCTTGAGCAAGCCGTCAGGAACATGAAGCGCGCAGAGGAAGAACTCGATGCGGCGGAAAACAGCGCGCTTGGACAAACCGAAAGCATCGACTCAATGCGCAAGACGGTTGCGATGTATCGGGCCATGGCGCGGGATAACCGGCTGTTGATCGACAAGCTGGTCAAGGCCGAGAAGGAAAGCCGCAAAGCAGAGATCATCGTCAACGCCAGGAAAGCTATCGAGGAACACATCCAGAAAATGAACGTGCGAATCGGCGGCAACTGGATGCCAGCAGCGAGCGCGGCACCATTCGCCGAAGCCGTCAAGGGACTAAAAACCCTGGACAGCATGCGTGAAAAAGTCGGAACAGCACTGCGCGACATGATGTTCGAAGCAAGTCTGATGGCAGACCGGATCGAGTCGAACCGCAAGAGCCTGACCGGCGAGGCGCACGACTGGATGTTCCTGTTCCCAGATTTCCCAGCGGTCTGCCAGAAGCCAGTCGAAGATTTCGCCGCCATGTTGTCGATGCGGATCACGAATCACAAAGCCGCCGAAGATAAAAGACTCGAAGCCGAGCGCGAGAAGATCCGCGCAGAGGAACGCGCCAAGGCGGAAGCGGAAGCGCAAGCGAAAGCAAAAGCCGAAAAGTCCGCTCTGGATGCGGAGGAAATGAAGAAGCGCGCCGAATTCGAACACCTCCAACGTGAAGAAGCGAAGGCATTCCAGCGGCAGGCGGCAGAGCAGGCACAAGGACGCGCGGCCATGGCCGAAGCCGAGCAGTTGATCGCCAGCGCGAAATCAGCGACAGCAACGCCACCAATCGAGCAGTCGGCAGAGACAGCAGAGAGCGAGAACCTGCTCAAACTCGGCCAGATTGGTGAGCGACTTGGATTTTCCGTGACGGCAGAATTAATCGCCTCACTCGGCATCTTGCCAAAAGCACAAGACCGGTCAGCGAAGTTGTACTCGCAGGCCGATTTCATCCGCGTCTGCGACGCCTTGATTGCCAGGGTCACAGCAGCACGCAACGCGCAGTACCAACCTCAGTAACCAGGAGATCGAAATGCCGCTACCAATCAATGTCAGCCTCGCAACCGTCTACATCGCCACCGAAGACGGTGAAGTCAAAACCCTCATGGATGACGCCAGCGACAAACTTGCTGAAGTCGTCAACGCTGTCGTCGCCACCGGCAAAGCCGGGTCGTTGACGATCAAGATCGACCTCAAGCCTTCAACCGCTGGCGCGCTCGCAGTGCGCGGCGATGCGAAAGCCAAGAAGCCGGCCGGTCTGCCACGCGAGGCGCTGCTCTGGCCGACACCTGAAGGCAACCTCATGGGCGAAGACCCGAACCAGGCGAAATTCGAATTCAAGCAGGTCAACACCCCGAAGACAGAACTCAAGTCGGTAGCCGCCTAACCTACAACCTGCACGCCTCGCGCGGGCAACTCCAAAGGAAGAAAAATGGATTACAAAACAGGAAAACTCGACGCGGCAACTCTGCTGGATGCCGGCGCTGCGATGGTTTCTTCGGCGAAGTTTGTCGATGAAGAATCGCATCCCTATATCGTCGTCCCGGAAGGATACAAGATCGCTGACATGGAGAAGTTCATGTCAAATCCGACGCGGAAACGTGGGACTGTTTCGGTCAGCGATTCGCGCAGCTTTGTGGACTTTTTAGTCCGCCATGGTCAGGAACATGACGCTGCGATCTATGCCGACATGGACGCAGAAGAAAGTCGGCTGAACATGACTGCTGTTCTCAATGACCACGACTACAAGCTAGACATCGCCGGATGGATGGACCATCGCTGCGTGTTCCAGCCGAAACTTTCAGTCGAGTGGAAGCGCTGGCTCACGAAGGATGGTGTATCGATGAACCAGTCCGACTTCGCTACCTTCCTGGAAGACAACCTGGGCGACATCGCCAGCGTAGAAGGCATGCCGACCGGCGCGCAGATGCTGACCATGGCGCTGCAGTTCGAAGCGAACAGCGACAAGCGTCTGCGCAGCAAGGTCAACCTGCAGTCCGGTGGTGTGCGCTTCGAGTTCGTGGACGATGAAACGAAGGAGACGCGCACAAGCATGGAAGTGTTCCAGCGCTTCACCATCGGCGTGCCGGTGTTCCAGGGCAGCAAGAGCGCATACCCGATTGTTGCGCGCCTGAAGTACCGCGAGAAAGACGGAAAGGTCAACTTCTGGTTCGAATTGATCCGTCCTGATCTGGTGTTCAAGACTGCGGCAGATGAGGAAACCAGTCTCATCGCGGCAGCCACTGGCTTCTTGATCTTCAACGGCAAGATTTAAAAGGGTCTGGCCGGGAAACCGGCCAGAAGAAAATGCGGAACCTCGACACAATAAATCATCTTCGTTCAGATTCGCGCGATCTCTATGGATCGAATGGCGATAGCGGAAATGGCGTTTTTATGATCACCAGCAAGATCGACCATACAACACTGGTGGTCGTCGCAAGCGATCAACTCGGATGGGATCACGTCTCGGTCAGTCACCGGAAGCGGGTGCCGAACTGGTATGAGATGGAGCAGGTTAAGGCGATGTTCTTCGAGGAAGACGAAACATGCATGCAACTGCATGTCCCAGCTTCAGATCACATCAACAACCACGCCAACGTGCTGCACTTGTGGCGACCACAGAAAGCAGAAATTCCACGCCCGCCGTCAATCATGGTTGGACTCGAAGGTGTGACGAATGTCACCAGTGAACAAGTGAAGAAATTCATCAAACCCAGTCTCGTAATGGCATCGATTCTCGCTGCCACGATGGCTCAATAAGGAAATTAAAATGGCATCAGTCAATAAAGTGATCCTGGTTGGAAACCTGGGGAAAGACCCAGAAACACGCTACATGCCAAACGGCGATGCGGTAACCAATGTCGTCATCGCCACATCCGAGTCGTGGAAAGACAAGAACAGCGGCGAGAAGAAAGAGGCGACAGAATGGCATCGTGTCGTGTTTTTCCGCAAGCTGGCAGAAATCGCCAGCCAATACCTGCGCAAAGGCTCGCAGGTTTACATCGAAGGCGCGCTCAAAACGCGCAAGTGGCAGAATAAGGATGGACAGGATCAGTACACCACCGAGATCGTCGCCGACGAAATGAGGATGCTCGGCAGCAAGGGTGACCGTCCGAGCAATGACGGAGGACAGGGTCCGCACGGAGACTCGAGCGAGCAACCGGCGCAGCAGAACGCGACGACGAAGTCCGCCGAATTCGACAACGACGACGACATCCCATTCTAAAGTACACGCCATGCTTGAGAATTACTTCGTCATCGCTGCCGTGTTCACTGCATGGGCCATTGGATATCTCGACGGGAGAAAATTAACCTCACTCTTCAAGTCGAGATTCCATGCCTTTGTGCTGGCGCTGGCTGCCGGCATTTTTTGGCCGGTCACCGCCGCATTGATCATTTTCAAGTAAGCATGAGATCAATCGACATCATCGAAGCCGCAGAATTCCTTGGCCTGCACTGCAACACCCTGCAGGCCAGGGCGAAAGCCGGCGAAATCCCTGGCGTCAAGATCGGGAAAGAGTGGAGATTCATCGACGTTGATCTTGTCGAATACATGCGCTCACAATACCTGTCCAACAAACAGGACGGGCAAGAGTCGTGTCGATCTACAAGCGAGGCGAAATCTGGTGGTACTCGATCACGCTCAAAGGTAGACCAAGGGCTAGAGGAAGCACTGGCGAGAGTGATCGGGAAAAGGCGCAGCGCAAGCACGACGAGATCAAAGCAGAACTCTGGCAAGCCAAGCCTGTCCGTGGTGCAGAACGCACATGGAACGACGCATGCATTGCCTGGCTGAACGCTGGGGAGCGCGGAGAATCTGACGGATACACCATCAGGTCGCTCGGGTACAAGAACCGGGCGCTCTCGCAATGCACGCAGGCAAGCTTCGAAGAAGTCCTTGATGGACTGTCGCCAGCGACGTGGAACCGCAAGCGGAACACGATCATGGCGATCCTGCACATGGCAGGCGTCAACATCAAGATATCCACCCGGAAAGTCGCAAAACAGCGCATCCGATACCTGACCGCCGAGGAATGGGAGCGTCTCGACGCGGAATTGCCGTCACACCTTCAGGCCATGGCTCGATTTGCAATATCGACCGGGCTTCGCCAGAGCAACGTCACACAACTCAAATGGGATCAGGTCGACATGGACCGGCGCGTCGCCTGGATACACCCGGACGAAGCCAAAGCCGAGAAGGCAATCGGCGTGCCGCTTTCTGACATGGCGATGGAAGTCCTGCAAGGACAGAAAATCCTGAGAGACGCGGAAATCGCTCTCGCAGAAACAGAAGGACGGAAGTTCGACCCGTCCTACGTCTTCACCTACAAGCGCAAGCCCATCGCCAAGATCAAGACCGCATGGACGAAGGCGCTCGCCAGAGCAAAGATCGAGAACTTCCGGTGGCACGATCTGAGGCACACCTGGGCAAGCTGGCATGTCATGTCTGGAACACCGCTGGAAGTGCTGAAGCAACTCGGCGGTTGGAGCGACTACTCCATGGTCCTTCGTTATGCACACCTGGCTCCAGACCACCTGGCCGGGTTCGCCGGCAACGCAAAGCCGTACCAGCGCGCAGCGTAGTGTGACCAGCACTGTGACTTACTGTGACGGAATCAGGCTGATTGTGACTGAATATCAGGCACAAAAAAGCCGCCAGATCGGCGGCAGATTCGCTCTAACTTACTGATTTACAGGTCAATTTCTGGTGGGCAGTACGGGGTTCGAACCTGTGACCCCCGCCGTGTGAAGGCGGTTTAAATCATATATATCCATTTGATTTAAAAGCATTTTCATTGTTACTGTGTACAAATCACTGTGACCTACAGATATTTTCAACGTCTAGCATGACGTGATAACGTCGCAGTCTTACCAACAACAGGAGATGACGATGAAAGCCTCTGAATCTGCTTCGATTCGCGCACAGATCCAGGAACTGCAAGCAAAACTCGCCGAGGCTGATGCACAAGAGCGCGCAGAGGCTCTTGTGCAGATGAAGGAATGGCAGCGTCAGTACAGCTTCAATGGCCGCGAACTCGGCCCGGCTTTCAGGACAAAAAAGCGCGGCGCTTGATTACGACAGAACAAGAGCCGGCAATTCGGCCAGCAATTCAGAAGCGGTCGGTACCGGCCGATTCCCGGCTACAACGTCAGCCATGATGGCGTAACACGACCCCCATACCGCGCCACGCCATGCCACAAAAGCGGCACCTTCAGCCTGGAACGGATTCGCCGCACCAGCATAGGAGCAGGCGCTGACGATGTTGTCGTAGCCAGATGCTATTGCGGCCGCGTCAAGGTGAGACTGAACCAGTCCGGAGAGCCGCGACACCACGATGTCAGCTTCTACTTCGGCAAGTTTTTCGTTGACCAGCGCTTCAGAAATGACAGGCGTATCTCCCCATATCACGCTGCCATACACGTCTTCACCGATGACGGAAATCGCTGCATCCGGGTTTATTTTTTTGATTGCTGCAATTATTTTGGACATTTGATTCCTCAATCAATTTCTTCCAGAGTTAGCAAACCATGCAGAGATCCGCCAAGATCTTCGGATGCGCCACCATTGATATACCAGTTGTCCACAGAATTACGACGCCCAACACGAACCGTGTAGGTTGTCGCTGCTACAGACGCAGGCGAATCAACAAACTCAAGGCAGAAAGGAACCTCGTAAGTATAAAAACTACGCATCGATCCTACGCAAACAGAGCCCCTGAAAATAGCGACAATCACGCCTGTAGATGCGTTTCCAGAGGCAGTCAGAGTGGCGCGGACCCGCACTTTTCTAGAGGATGAAGATGGCGTTATCGACAGGCTGGCTACCTGGGTGCCTTCGCTTGACAACGGAACAGTATCGTCATCCGGGATGAACGTCGTCCCTGTAGCGGATGGGATGTCGACATGCTGAATCTGGTAAATGCCAGATTGAGATGCTGCCAGCGCAGCATCCAACTCAGCAGCCGTCGTGTAGGTCGGATGCGGGTCAACAGCGGCAACGTGGGCTGCCATGCTCGTCGCAGATTCGAGCGCGTCGACTCTCGACTTCAAATAAACCGTCCGATTCGCCAGGTTTTTAAGCGGAGCATTTGCGACGCCAGCTTCACCACCGATAGCTGGGTCCGTTGTCTCGAGCCGGTAGACTCCGGCATCCCATTGGTTCAGTTCGCCTAAATTCGCCATATTAGAACTCGATTCTCCAGATGCCGGTCAGGGCGATGTCGGATGTTTTTTGCAACACAGATGAGCGCGTCTTGCGAGCCATGAGCACACCTGCCGTGGTCAGCAATCCAAGCTCAAGGATGTTGGTGCCGTTGGCTTCAGCCGTTGTCAGCGAGAACGCGAAGCTGACCGACCGGTCGCTTGGGTAGGTGACGGCATCGATCGACTTCAAGAATGCGCTGGTCAGAGATTGGTTGCCGGCCGCAGGAACAGACCCTGACGTGCCAAACCCGATCTTGCTGATGCTGCGATTGTTGACGTCGCCGCCCCAGAGCCTGGCGTTCTGGCCTTTCGACAGGTCAACGATGATGTTATCGCCGCTCCATGTCTCGATGAGACGACCACGCTCGTAGACGTTTAGCGTCAGAAAGCCGCGCTGAGTGGGTACTCGATCAGTGAGTTGCATGACAGAATCATGCCGTCACGACTTCACCAGGATGGGTTGCTACTGCCGGTGAACTTGATGCCGATGGTCATGTGGAGTCCTTAGCAGGCCGAATCATGGAAAGTAATAGATGCGGGCTGCAGGGATTAAGCACCGGCAGTAGGTCCGCCACCAATTCCAACTGGGTATGTCCGCTCTGTCCACGTCAACCCGTCTGTAGAAGTTGCGTATTCAGTATCCGCTGATGCAAGCATAAACATCTCTGCGCCAGCACTGTATGTCAGATTATTAACGATCATCACAGGGGCAGTGCTTTGGGTCCAGCTTGTTCCACCGTTATAGGAAACCAATGAGATTCCGTTGGTGCCATCAACAACGACGATCTTGCCGCCCCCATACGCCACTACCGGGTTTTCGATAGAGACTGGAAAAGCCGTTTCCGCCCAAGCAATCCCGTCAGCAGACTTATAAAAGTACGCCCGCGACCCAGTCAAAAATGCGTAGAAATTAGTGCCGTCAGACAACATTGTCGCGTTACAAAAAATAAAACTAAGTGCTGGTGTCAGTGGATACTGAAGTGTGTAGCTAATGCCATCTGTCGAAAGATGTGAATTCATTCCAGATGCTGAACTGCCAGACATGTAGCAAATAAGCGATCCGACACTGGCTGAGTTTCTAGATACGGATATGAATATGGGCATGCGCTAGCTCCAATCAGTTCCATTAGAAGAGCTGCGCTCCCCTGCGATATATAGACTAAGCGAGGCGTTGTAGTGCAAACCAACCCCCATTGTGCCTGTTAGACCTTTCGTAATCGGGCTGCCTACAATCCATGTCACCGCATCGGCAGAAGTCGCTGTGTAAAAGTATGACGATGACCCATCAGCGGCAAGTATGCAGAACTCTGACCCGTTATGTATCGCGTTGTCCCAAGTATATCCAGCCTCTAGAGTTGGAACAGTGACCTCGCTAAACGTAACACCACCATCAAGCGACAGCCCTGCTGATGTTAGTGCAGGGTATGTCGTTGGAAGCACTAGAATAGTGCTGTAGTGGGCAACTGAGCGTTACCGCAGTGATGTGTAGGTAATCCCAGGTTGCCATAATGCCAAGAACGAAGATATTAATCTTCAACTTGCCTGTAGTCACATACGGGAATGTTGCATCAAGCGTAAAAGTGGTTTCTATGCCGTCCCAAGACGATGTGCTGCTTTCGAGAATGTTATCTTCGTCGTCACGTATGGATATACTAAGCGCGGCCATACCCCCACCAAAACTCGGATTCACTGCTTCAACCACAATCTGAAGCGATACCGTTCCTTCACTTTGGCATTGTGGTAAAGCAGTGGTGATTTCAATCTCCGGGCTGCCCGCATACGGCGCAACGAAATGGTCAGTATCCCAAGTCACACCTGGACCAGCTTCCCATACTGTGTCGTTGAATGCGTATTCGCCGGAACAGCCGTAGCACGCAGAAGCCGCCGAGCATTCCTCGATCACGTTGATCTTGTCGGTCCAGAAGCACTCGGCCATATCTTAGCTGTCCGTTAACTCGACTTCGTAACCAAGCTCAAACCCTTTGGTCTGGCTGGAAGTAAGCGCATTCGCAAAATCACGACCGAGACAGTCACTAGTGCCCACCAGGGCCGCATCTGACAACTTGATATGCAACATCCTCACCGGGAATCGGTTCATATTTCACGCATTGATTCGTCAACGAATCCCAAACCCCGCCGAATGCGGCGCAATTTGTAGCCTCATTCCCTATCATATCTACGTAACATTCTGATGTGCAGCCTTCTTCTGTGTTGCCAAAGCACCCTGACAGGTCGAGTTCGACACAACTGAGCGTTACCGCAGTGATGTGCAGGTAATCCCAGGTTGCCATAAAACCAAGAATAGAAACCACGACTTTCAACTTACCTGTAGTCCCACAGGGGAAATTGGTATCAAAGGTGAACGTGGTTTCCGTGCCGTCCCAAATTAACTCTTCACTTTCAAAAACATTATCCGACTCATCACGAACGCTGATTGTTAAGTTAGCAGCACCGCCACCCAGACTTGGATTCACCGCTTCAACAACAATCTGAAGCGATACCGTTCCTTCACTTTGGCACTGCGGCGAATCCGTAATAATTTCAATCTGCGGGCCGCTCGCATACGGCGCAACGAAATGATCCGTGTCCCAAGTCACGCCAGTGCCCGCTCCCCATACTGTGTCGTTGAATGCGTATTCGCCAGAACAGCCGTAACAGGCAGTAACACCACCACCACCCCCAAACAAAATAAACCCTGCGCCGGGGACTATCATGCCAAGTCGCCACCCATCGAACAAATCGCCCTCGTAGCGCCAGGCTCGACGATATAGCTCACCACGCACTTCGCACCAAGCGTTGCGCTGATCGTGGGTGTCGTTGCGCCGAAGTACCAGAAAGCATTAAAAGCCAAGGTCTTCGCCGCACTGGCATGTTGCGTAAAATGAATCACGCCGCTCTGCCCGGCAACCGCATTCGTCGGCGCGGAAAGAGTCGTGTTCTCCGTCAGCGTATGGTTGAAGTTGTTCGACAGATCAAGGTCAACCGCAATGCTGGCGGACGTGCTGGTCAGCGGGTCGAACGCACCGCGTTGGGCTTTGTTGTATGTGTTGTTGCGCGCAGCGAACTCGTTTAAATACTCCGTGCGGTTCAGCAAAGCCTGCGCTTGCTCGTTCATCACGCCACCCGCACCACCCAGGGCAAGCGTCGTTGTCTCAAGCTGGGCAACGCTGTCCATGCCAGGTATCGCGGTCAAATTCGCCATGTTTTTTCCTTAAATTGATTCGGTTGAGATCAGGCGGCTTCCGAACATCGCAGAACCGTCAAAGCGAACGCTGCCGTCGTAGCGCCAGACTTCTGTAATGGTGATGTCGCAGCTATCGGTAATTGGCGCGTCGTAGGTGTCAACGATTTCGCTGGACCCGCTGATGCCGATTTGTCGCATGTAGGTGCCGGCGTCGCGCAGGCGGTTGACCTGTTCGCTCACTGCCTGGATATAGCTGGTGACGTTGGCGTCGCCAAGGATGTCGTATTCGACCAGCACATCAAACAGACCGTAGGTGCCGGCGATATTGTGGATCGCGTACCGTCGTGAACCATCGAAGTTCCATGTGCCATCGAAGAAGTTGGTTTCAACTGGTAGCAGCGCGCAATCGACAACACTGGCATCAACGCCGGACGCTTCTTTGATGGCGGCGGCGATGGCGAAGTTGTTGCCCTTCGGGCGCAAGGTCTCGGCGACGATGCGCGGCCCGTATGCGGCATCTGATTCGCCAAGGATGCGCTGCACTTTGTAGTAGCTGCCGAGTTCATCGAGCCAGAAGCCCTCGGCTGTGCGCAAGCTCATCTGTTTGAGCATTTCGATGATCGCTAGCGCGGCATCCGCCAGTTCCGCCGACAGCGACGACACATAGCTCCACAGCAGCGACGTGTAGGCGTAGAAGTGGTCGCCGTTGGTCTCGTCCTGATTGCCTTCGCCATCCAGCAGCACCAGCGCCGACAGGCTGCCGTAATTGCCGGATTCGTAGACGATCGAGTAGCCGCCAAGCGATGCGACGTAGTCGGCCAGTTCGGCGATCGTGTATTGCGACAGGTCAATGTTCAGGTTCGATGTGGCGAAGCCATCGCCGCCATCAAGATCCTGCGTGCCGTCTAGCCGCCACGTTCCGTCCAGGTAAAGCGGTCTGGCCGTGACAGTTTGCGGATCGACAACCGTGCTCAGAATGCCGTCGCGGATACGCCAGGTCATCGTGCCCGGATAGCGAATGCGCAATGCCAGTTCGCGGCCAGGGTCTTTGTCGAAGATCCGGTGCAGATGACCGAGCAGTTTTTGGGTCAGCGCGGAGTTCATGTAATCGCCATCGTACCGGCCATGATCTTCTCGTCAGCGTCAACAGCCACGTCGGCTGCCGGCGCGGTGACGGCGCAGTTGTGAATGCCGTCGATGCCCATGATCAGGGCGATGATTTCGGCGACCAGCGCCGATTGCCCGATACCCAGTCCGCCGAGATATTCAGCCACTGCGACTTCTGCCGCAGCGATCGCCACTGCTGAATCGTAATTGTCGGCAATGACCACCGTGGCGGTAACATCTACTTCGACTTCGACAGCGGCCGATACCTCGACAATGACGCCGGCCGCTTTGTAGCCAGGTACCAGCGTTCCGTCCGTGGCTTCGTAGCCGTCAATGATGGCTTGCGCATCGGCAACCAGATCGACAGATGTGCCGCCGCTACCATTGTGGATGTAGAGCCACACCAGTGCTGTCGGATAGGTCAGCGGGTCAACAAGATACGGCTCGACAACGGAAACAGAAGCGACGCGCTCAGTTACCAGACCATCGGCATTCTTCAGCGTCGCGGTAGATGCGCCGTATTTGATTGCAGCGACAGTGCCGCGAGCGATGTTGCTGATGTAGTCGCGGAAGCGGCTTTTCCGCCCAGCGTCGTCTTCCAGGTCCGCGCCGTTGACGAAGGCGTTCGGGTTGGAAACGGTCACGCCGGCAATCGCGCTCTGCAACGTGGTCAGCGCCAGCGCAGAGACGTTGGTATCCACCCCGACATCAGAACAGTAGCAGGTTATGTCGACATAGCTGGCACTGGCGGCAATAACCGCATCGACGCCAGTCAGGTACTGGTAGCGCCCGCCAGGTTCGGTGACGACAGTTCCGGCTGGAATTGGCGTGTCAGAAGCAGATACCGGCGACAGCGTGAAGCGCACCGTTCCACTTGCGCCTACAGCTGGCAGCAGCGCGAAGTCGAAGCTGTTGTAGACCGATACCGGGATGGCCTCTTTCAGCCCCCGGAACATCATCTGGTAAAGCTCGTCAATTTCGATTGCCGGTGCTTCAACCATGGTGCGGGCGACGCCGCCGACGTTGAAGTCGGTGATCTGCGTCTGTGTGGCGCGCATGAAGTTGACCATCGACGCCACAACGGACAACGTGTCCTTTATCTGAAATGCCATTACGCAATCGCCTCGACGTTGATCGGCACGGCATGAATTGCCTCTGCCCGGATATTGATGCGCAGCACGTCGCCCTCGACCGCGACCGTGGCTTCCTGCACGCGGCTGATGCGCGGGTCGGCCTGCACGGCTCGCTTGACCAGCGAGCCGGCAACGACGGCATTCGACAGGCTGTTGCTCGCCCCCAGGAATGGCCGGGTGCCGCAGCCGTAGCGCGGATGAATCAGCAGTTCGCCAGGTTCGGTGACGACAAGATGCCGCAGCGCCTGGCCCAAGTTG